GCGGTGGTGGTGGTGGAGTAACTTCTGTTACAGGTACATCTCCAATTGTTTCAAGTGGTGGTACTACACCTGCTATTAGTTTGGCATCTACCTATGGAGATACATTAAACCCTTATGGAAGTAAGACTGCAAACTATGTACTTGCTTCTCCTGATGGTTCTTCTGGTGTTCCTACGTTTAGAGCAATTGTCGCCTCTGACATACCGACTCTAAATCAGAATACAACTGGTTCTGCGGCAACTTTAGCAACAGGCAGAACAATATCTATAACAGGGGATTTAGCATACACAAGCCCAAGTTTTAATGGTTCTACCAATGTAACTGCATCAGGCACATTGGCTACTGTAAACACTAATGTTGGTTCATTTACAAATGCAAGTTTGACTGTCAATGCAAAGGGGTTGATAACTGCGGCATCTAGTGGTACTGCACCAGTTACTTCTGTAACAGGAACTTCACCAGTTACCTCTAGTGGTGGCACGACACCAGCAATTGGTTTGGCAAGTGGTTATGGAGATACACAAAATCCATACGCAAGCAAAACTGCAAATTTTGTTTTAGCAGCACCAAATGGTTCTTCTGGCGTTCCATCATTCAGAGCAATAGTTGCTTCTGATATACCTACACTAAACCAAAATACTACTGGTACAGCCGCAAATATTACGGCATCTAGCAATAGCACATTGACAACATTAAGCGCACTTAGCTTGCCTTACTCACAGTTGTCAGGAACTGTTCCTACTTGGAATCAAAACACAACTGGTACTGCATCTAACGTCACAGGTACTGTAGCAATTGCTAATGGTGGTTCTGGAACAACGACTGCACAAGGAGCAATGAACGCATTTGCAGGGGCTGTCACTAGCGGTTCTTATTTGCGTGGTAATGGCACAGATGTGGTCATGTCAGCTATTCAAGCCGCTGATGTACCGACATTAAACCAAAACACTACAGGAACAGCATCTAATGTCACAGGTGTTGTGGCTGTTGCTAATGGTGGTACTGGAACAGCAACACCTTCGTTGGTGGCTGGAACTAATATCACTATTACAGGCTCTTTTCCAAATCAAACTATCAATTCCACTGCTAGTGGTAGTGGAACAGTTACAAGCGTAGCGGCAACAGTCCCATCATTTTTGTCTGTGAGTGGATCGCCAATTACAACAAGTGGAACATTGGCTTTTACTCTTGCATCAACTCCTACCAATGGTCAATTGTTAATTGGAAATGGAACTGGGTTTTCATATTCAACATTGACTGCTGGAAGCAATATAACAATTACAAATTCTTCTGGTGGTATCACTATCGCATCAACTGGTGGTGGAGGTACATCATCCCCTATTCCTAAATTACAATCTTGGTCAATTGGAGCAATGTAAATGGCACAGAATACAAACCCTATTTTTCCGCTAATCCCTGTTAACTCTTGGGTTAGCGGCCCGGCAGCTAACGCTGCAACTCCCGGTGTTACTGCTAACACCACGAAAGATTTGACATCAGGCACAATTTATGGCCCGATTGAAACAGCAGGTGCGGTGGAAGGCTCACGGCTTGACTTCATTAAGGTCAGGGCGCTTGGCACTAACGTAGCAACTGTTATCCGTATTTGGTTGAACAATGGTTCTGCAACAGGTACAGCAGCCAACAACACGTTGTATCTTGAGCGAACACTGTCTGCAACAACTGTCTCGGAAACAGCAGAACAGCCCGACATTATCTTGCCTTTGAACATCAGTTTGGCAGCAGGGTATCGTGTGTACGCTACGTTTGGTACGGCTGTTGCGGCAGGATTCCATTTGACTGCCATTGGCGGGGATTACTAATGTTTACGGGGTTTGCATCCGAGAACACACCTGCAATTCAGGTGTGGGATTTCTTTAGGCCATATACAGGAACTGCAAGAGTTTCACTTGCAGATGATTGCGCTCCTATACAAATAATCCGTACTGGCGGCAATACAACTGCAATACAACTTTATTTGCCTTCGGCTCCAATAGAGGGTAAGCAAATAAAAATTGTTAACACAATATTTGGTAGTTCGGCGCAACAAATATTTTTGTATGCTTCAGATGTTTCTTCTCTTGGCACATTAGTTGAAATATTAAATATTGGCGCAGGTCAAACTGTTGACATTTGTTATTCTAAAAATTTAATTAGTTTTGGTAGTGTTAGTGGATACGTTGCAACTGGGTGGGTTACTTTAAACTCTGCGCCTGCTTCTAGTGCAAACCACTATGCTGTGGTTTTGGCAGGATCAGGAAATAAAGCAACTCAGCCTTATTCTGCTGTTATTGGAGGTTCAGGCAATACAGCAAGCGCATCTTATGCTTCAGTTTTTTGCAGTCAAAACAGCACAGTAAACAATATAAGAGCTACTGTTATTGGTGGCTCGGGTCACACAGCAAGCGCGGATTTAGCAGCAGTTGTTGGTGGCGGCACTAACACAGCAAGCGGTTCAAGTGCTGCTGTTGTTGGTGGGTCAAGCAACACAGCAAGCGGTACAAGTGCTGCTGTTGTTGGCGGCGAAACTAGCGCGGCAAGTGGGACTTATTCAGCAATTTTAGGCGGATCATTTAATACTGCAAACGCTACTAATGCTTCTGTTGTTGGGGGTCAATCCAATACTGCAAACAGTAACAGTGGCATTGTTGCTGGTGGGAGGTCTGGAACAACAAGATTAATACAGGGCAACACGGTTTTGCCTGCAAGTGCTGCTCCTATTAACGCAACAACAGGTGTTCAGCAACTTGCAACATTGTTACTTGGTCGCCAAACAACTGATGCAACTGCAACAGTTTTAACAAGCAACACATCTGCCGCATCCACAACCAACCAAGTAATCCTACCCAACAACAGCGCCTATACATTCCAAGGCACTTGCATTGCCAACGTCACGGCTGGCGGTACTACATCAGGCTGGAAGTTTGAAGGTGTAATCAAGCGTGGTGCTAATGCTGCTTCTACTACGCTAGTTGCGGCTGTTACACCAACTGTCATTGCTCAAGACGCAGGGGCCTCTACATGGGTCTTGGCTATTACTGCTGACACAACCAATGGCGGTATCGCTGTAACTGTTACAGGTCAGGCGGCTACCACAATCCGATGGGTATGCAAAATCGAAACAACTGAGGTGACTTTCTAATGGCTCTGAAAATTTCTATCCCAACAAGCAATGTAGGCGTTCCATTCACAGACGCTTATGCCCGTATCACAAACATCTTTGGCAACAAAGATCAAGTGCAATACCAAGTGTCTGTGTCTGCCAATGCTGACGCTAGGCAAGCAAACGCACAGGAAGTGGCACAACACGCTTTCTATTGCCCAACTCCACAGGGAAACCTGATGGATGGTCTATATGCTGATTTAAAACAGCAAGTAGGTTTTGAGGATGCTGAAGACGTATGACTCCAGAACTCGAAAAGTACTATACAGATCGGTTTGACATGATGTCAACCGAGGGATGGAAAGATTTAATCGAAGATATTGACAAAATGATAGAACCTTTGAATAATATCGCAACGATTGCAGATGAAAAAAGTCTACAATTCAGAAAAGGTGAGTATTCAATCCTTATTTGGCTGAAGAACTTAAAACAAGTCAGCGAAAGAGCATTTGAGGACTTAAATGAGAAGAATGTATGAATTTGCCTGTATAAACGGGCATAAGACAGAAAGATTTGTTGATTATGAGGCAACAAGTCTGAAGTGTGAGTGTGGTGAGAATTCTCATCGCATTCTCTCAGCGCCAGCTTTTCGCTTAGAAGGGTGGTCTGGAGCGTTTCCATCAGCGCATGGGAAGTTCGAGAAAAGCCACTTAGACAAGTTGAATGCTGAACGCAAACTCAACTCATAAGCAATTATGCCGAGTTGAATCTCCTACAACCGATTAACGGCAGGAAAAGGAAAAAAGTATGTTAGTTGATGATGACAAAGAAGAGTTGGGTGAGTTAGAGATCGAAGAACAGAAGATTTCGCAAAAGAATGAACTTCCTGAGAAATACAGGGATAAAAGTTTAGACGAGATTGTGAAGATGCACCAAGAGGCTGAAAAGCTAATTGGAAAGCAAGCACAGGAAGTAGGCGAGGTTAGAAAGTTAGCCGATGAACTTATCAAACAGAACCTTGGTTCACGACAACAACAGACTAGACAGGAAGAGCCTGAAGTAGATTTCTTTGAGAATCCACAGATGGCAGTTCAAAAGACTGTTGATAATCACCCAGACATCCTAGCGGCACGACAAGTAACGCTAGAAATGAAAAGGTCACAGATTCAGCAAAGGTTAGCGCAAGAGCATCCCGACTTTGGAGACATTGCCAAAGATCAGGACTTTGCAAATTGGGTGAAATCTAGCCCTATTCGCATTAAAATCTTCGAGCAAGCCGATTCTGGATATGATTACGACTCAGCCAATGAATTGCTATCTACCTATAAACAGCTACGTTCTGTTAAACAGAAGCAAACAAGTAATGAGGGCGAGGTAACTCGCAAACAGAACTTAAAAGCAGTAGGTGTTGATGTAGGTGGTTCTGGTGAATCATCAAAGAGGGTATACAGAAGGGCAGACCTTATTCGGCTCAAAATGCAAGACCCAGATCGTTATGATGCTTTAAGTCAAGAAATTATGGCAGCATACTCAGAAGGTCGAGTTCGTTAAACTTTAGGAGATTTAATCATGGCATATCCAACACCAGCGGTTACAGTAACAACCGCAGAAAAATTCATCCCAGAAATCTGGTCAGATGAAATCGTAGCCGCATACAAGAAAAACCTTGTTTTGGCTAACATCGTAATGAAGATGAACTTCAAGGGCAAGAAGGGTGACACAGTTCACATTCCAGCTCCTACTCGTGGTAACGCATCAGCAAAAGCGGCATCTACTGCTGTGACTCTGATTGCCGATACTGAGACAGAAGTTCAAGTCTTGATTAACAAGCACTATGAGTACTCACGTTTCATTGAGGACATTGTTGAAGCACAAGCATTGAACAGTTTGCGTCAGTTTTATACTGCCGATGCTGGTTACGCTTTGGCTAAACAAGTTGATACCGACTTGATCCAATTGGGTCGTGCTTTCAATGGTGCAACTGTCGGTACTAACGACTACGCAACAAGCAATACATCCACCAAAGCCTTTATTGGCGGTGATGGTACTACTGCTTACAACAGCACATCTTCCAATGCTTCTGCGTTGACTGATGCCGCTATTCGTCGCACGATTCAGCGTTTGGATGACAATGACACTCCTATGGATGGTCGTTTCTTCATCATTCCTCCTTCAAGCCGCAATACGTTGATGGGTCTTTCCCGTTATACAGAACAGGCTTTTGTGGGTAATGGTAACGCAATCCGTACTGGTGAAATCGGTCAACTGTATGGTATCCCCGTGTTCACATCTAGCAATGCTGATACTGGCGCAGGTAATAGTGCAACAGATCGTATCTGCTTGATGGGTCACAAGGACTCTATGGTTCTGGTTGAGCAAGTTGGTGTTCGTTCACAGACTCAGTACAAACAAGAGTACCTCGCTACTCTGTTTACATCTGACACTCTGTATGGTGTAAAAGCCATGCGTACAGCCGCCACAACTGGTGCAGCTTTGTCTTCTAGCGCATTTGCGTTAGCAGTTCCAGCCTAATAGTTGCCTTTTCCCCTCGCCTTAATCGGTGGGGGGATTTTTTACATCAAGGAGATTTATTATGGCAGCAGCAACAGCAGTAGTTTCCCGTAGGGGAACTGACCAATTCCGAGGTCTTTTTTCGGATACTTGGTCTGTAACAGCAACACTAAACGCTTCATCTTTAGTTGATGGCGCAGGTGAAACAAACACCATTACAGTACCTGGCGTAAAGCTAGGCGACATTGTGATGAACATCAGTATGGGTGTGGATGTCTCTGGACTCTCCATCACGCCTTATGTCTCAGCAGCAGATACTGTCTCTATTCGTTTCCAAAACGAAAGTACAGCTACTGTGGACTTAGCAAGCACTACAGTTAAGTGCGTTGTAGTTCGTTTGGTATGATAAAAGGGGGCTAATACCCCCCTTTTTTTGGAGTTTTTTATGGCTACTTTTCGTTGTTTACAGTCTGGTACTCTAATAACTTTCACGTATCAACACGATATTGACAGCATGAAAGGTCACGAAGGATACGTTCTTGTTGAGGAAACTCCAAAGGAAGTAGAAGATAAACCCAAGTTGGGCAGACCAAAAAAAGAGGTTTCAAATGTCGGAAATTGATCCAAGGGAATTTGGTAAGCTAGAAGCCCAAGTTGAGGCTTTGCAAGCAGAAGTCCATGCACTTCGCCAAGATATTAAAACGCTTTTAGAGATGGCTAACAAGTCTAAAGGCGGTTTCTTTGTGGGAATGGCTATCGCCTCTGTTGTTGGCGGTGTTATTTCTTTTGTTGCAACCAAGTTAATTCGATAGGAAATATATGCCACAAGTAGGAAACAAGAAATTCCCATACACAGAAAAAGGCGAGAAAGAAGCCAAAGAGTATGGCAAGAAGAAATCTATGCCTGTTACTGTAATGATTGCTATTGGTAAGCCTAAAGCTATGCCTACCCGTGGTGGTCGTACCGCTACTAACATGATGAAGAAATCAGGTCGTGGTAAATGAAAAAGACCAAGGCAGAAAAGAAGATTAGTTCTGTCATGCGAGAGTACAAGGCGGGAACGCTTCACTCTGGTAAAGGTGGCCCTGTAGTCAAGAAGCCTAAACAGGCTATTGCCATTGCTTTATCTCAGGCTAGGAAGGTCAAGAAATGAAACAAGGTCTATACGCTAACATCAATGCCAAACAAGAACGCATCAAGGCTGGTTCTAAGGAAAAGATGCGTAAGGTTGGCTCTAAAGGTGCTCCTACTGAGGCGGCATTTAAGGCGGCAGCTAAGACTGCTAAGAAGAAATGAAAACTCCTGCTTGGCAAACAAAGGCTGGAAAAAACCCGAAAGGGGGCTTGAATGCCAAAGGTAGAGCATCGTATAATGCAGAAACGGGTGGCAATTTAAAACCGCCAGTAAAGTCGGGAGACAACCCTCGTAGGGCATCCTTTTTAGCACGTATGGGCAATATGCCTGGCGCTGAGATGAAAGATGGAAAGCCTACCCGACTTTTACTTTCTCTTAGAGCTTGGGGCGCAACGTCCAAGGAAGACGCTAAAGCAAAAGCTAAAGCGATCTCTAAGAGGAATAAGAAATGAGAGCAAGGTCAGTCGGTGCAAATTTAACTGCTAATACGGCTACTACGCTGTTTACAGTTCCGACTGGCTATTACGCTAGGTGTGTACTTTTACACGCATCAAACAACGGCTCATCAAATAAGCACATAAGTTTCACTTGGTATGATTCAAGTGCAAGCCTTTCTATCCTAATTACAAATGAATACACCTTAACATCTAAATCAACTTATGCCGAGATTGATGTTAATCAGTATATTGTGATGGAAGAAGGCGACTATTTGACTGCTACATCAGAGTCTGGGTCTACCATTTCTGTCATTGCAACATTTGAAATTGAAGGGTCACAACGAGTATGACATACCTAGAATTAGTCAATGATGTACTCACTCGTTTGCGTGAGACTAATGTTTCTACTGTTTCAGAGACAACATATTCTGCTTTGATCGGCAAGTTTGTCAATGATGCTAAGAGACAGATTGAAGACTCTTACAACTGGAATTGTCTTACTCAAGCAATCACAGTAACGACTACTGCTGGCACGAGTTCTTATGCTTTGACAGGTGCGGGACAGAAGTTCCGTATCAATGATGCGCTTAACACAACAAGTTTAATTGGTCTTCGGAACATTGAGTTTGTGGACATGAACCGCAAATTGAACCTTGGCGCACCTTCACAGTCTATTCCATCAGAGTTCTGCTTTAGCGGTGTGGATGGTAATGGAGACACAAAAGTAGACTTGTTTCCTGTTCCTTCTGGTGCTTTTACTCTGTTGTTTGATTTGACCATCCCACAAGCGGCTTTGTCTGCTGATGGCACATCTGTAAAGGTATTAGACTATTTGGTGACTCAGAGTGCTTATGCTCGTGCTTTGATTGAACGTGGTGAAGATGGCGGTACGGCAAGTTCAGAGGCTTATGCTTTGTTCCGTGGAATGCTATCTGATGCTATTGCGTTGGAAAGCACTCGTTACCCTGAAGACAACTTTGTGGCGGTCTAATGGCAGCTCCACTACAAAGTAATAGCATAAGCGCACCAGGCTTTTATGGCCTGAATACGCAAGACTCTCCATTGGATTTGTCTTCTGGTTTTGCTTTGGTTGCTTCTAATTGCGTGATTGACCAGTATGGACGTATTGGTGCTCGCAAGGGTTATACATTGGTTAATTCTTCATCTGGAAACCTTGGGTCTAACGATGTAACTGTTATCCATGAGTTAGTGCAGATTGATGGCACATTGACTGTGTTGTTTGCTGGCAACAATAAGTTGTTCAAACTTGGTACTTCCAATGCTGTAACTGAGTTGACCTATGGGGGGGGTGGTTCTGCTCCTACCATTAGTGCTAGTAACTGGCATTGTGCTTCTTTGAATGGAATCACTTATTTCTTCCAAACTGGACACGATCCATTGATTTATGACCCAGCGGTGAGTACTACCACTTATCGCAGAGTTTCTGAGAAGACTGGTTATGTAGGTACTGTTCCACAAGCAAACATTTGTATTTCTGCTTTTGGTCGTTTGTGGGTTGCCAATACATCTACTAACAAAGTAACGATTACTTTCTCTGATCTGATTGCAGGTCA